GTTACGTAAGTACGTAACAGGTGTTCTCGATGAACTTCGCGACCCTGTTATCCTGTTGGCCTATTACTAGGGGAGGATCATGTGCGTTAAGCATGTGTGATTTTCTGATGTAATAGAGTGAGGTAGTGTGGTTCTTCATTCCGTTATTCCGGAAAGAAGTGATATACATTCCAGGTGTTTCCCGAATAATGAAGGATAAACACTATCTTACTTCCCAGGAGTCCTAAACTTAAAGTTTAGTACTCAGCCTAGCCACGGTGCCTGCAGCCCATCCCTAAAGGATGGAAACTGAGTGTATGCGCTGGTATACTCCGCAAGCAACTAATCAATATCTAAAATGACGAATAAATTATTATCCGAAATTAAAGGCATTGACGCGTTGTCTGCTTCGTTACCAGATTATACTGGCATTCTATCGAGAAATCGATGGAAGTTCCTGGTCGGAAGAGGTGAAAACCTTATCCGGGTACTCCTGGGTTCCGTAAGGCCTTTATACGTCATCGGTGTATACCGATTCGTAAGACACTGCGTAAGGATCATTCGTAAGAATGGTTCCTTATTCTTAGTTAAACGGCTAAAAGCAGAGCAGATGCTCTTAATGCAAATAGCCGCTAATCAAGAGACAGTGAAGCCTCTGGATGATCAACGAATTCGTCGATCACGCCAGGGTTTACCTGTTTGTATTCCTGTGCAACACAGACGTGACATTCTTCGAGGTGATCGTAAGATCATTTCTCTATGGATGTCATTGTTTGCATTGTATAGGGTACTGGAATGCCCTGGAAAAGTGAAGTTGTCAACTATCACTGATCCGGGTGTATCTCTACCTGATGAATATCTATTGCAATGGGAGCAATCTTTCATGGAGACTATCAAAATCTTGGACCAAAGATTTAAGATACCTCCTGATATCCGTCCGTCTACACTACCTTTGGAACCCTCACGGGGCCTAGAATTAGTGAAAGGGACGGTACCAAAGCTTGTTATTGAGGTGTTCCCCATTTTCAAGTCCGGACCATCTGGTTTTACTCGCGGTAAGAAAGCGATGACAAACCATGATTGGGACGTACTTGTTACGTCTGCAAAAGCCATCAAATTCACTCCATTGAGTATGGAGATGATTAGATGGTGTATGCTGACAGGGAATAACTTGTTCTTACAGATAATTGAGATGTTCTCTCAATATCAGTATCCAAGTTATTCTCCATCTTTTAACGAAGTTGGAGAACCCAGAAATAACATCCTTGGAAGACTTGCTGCTCTGAATGAGCCTGCAGGCAAGGTACGAGTCATAGCAATGCTAGACCCCTACACACAATGGCTCATGTACCCTCTCCATAAGGCCCTTTTCAAGTTATTTGAAAAGATTCCTATGGATGGTACTATGGACCAGATTGCACCTCTTAATCGGCTCATGTCAAAGTTACAGGAGCAAGGAATGAAGAACGTTTATTCTTTTGACCTTACTGCTGCAACTGATAGACTCCCTGTCGCGATTCAGTCCCGAATCCTAGATTATATGTTAGGATCGGAATTGGGTCAGACTTGGAGACGTATCATGACAGACCGGCACTTCTCTTTTCCCTTAACAAAGGATGAGAGTATGCGAGGTGTGGATCGGTGTGAAGAGATCAAGTATGCCGTTGGACAACCAATGGGAGCATATTCCTCATGGGCTATGCTTAACTTGACTCACCATCTTATCATCCAATGGGCGTATCAACGCTCATCGGATTATAAGGTGGGTACCTTGTTTGAAGGTTATGCGGTGCTTGGTGATGACGTAGTTATTGGTAGCGATTCAGTTGCCGATCATTATTTAATTATAATGAAGGAACTAGGAGTTGAGATTAATCTCTCAAAATCCTTGTTATCCAGAAATGGATCTTGTGAATTCGCTAAACGATACTACGTTGGTTACCAAGATGCATCCCCTCTTTCCTTTAAAGAACTCAACGCTGCTTCGGTATGTAATAGTATCGCAGTAGAGTTGTGTCGTAAGTTAAT